AGCCCAAGCACGCGACAAACCCCAGCACCCACGGCCAACCCGCGGCCGCCGCCGCTATGACACCGCGGCCCCACTCCAGCTTCCCCTGGTAATCCCACACATTAAACGCTGACGCCCCCGCCCAAGTCGCACCGAGCACCCCCGACATCAGCGCACAAGCCAGCGCACCATAGCACCCCACCGCCAGCAACGCCCAGCTCAGCGCCTTCATGGCCCAAAACTAAGCGCCGGACGCGCCTCGAGGAAAGGCCGAATATCCAAAAGCATCCGCTCCGGCACCGGTTCCCCCCGCTGAAGCCGCCGCCACACATAACCCCCCGTCGGCGTATCCGTCGCCCAGATCACCACCGACGGCCCCCGAGGATAACCCGACTCCGACGTCCGCACCCGCACCTTGATCGGCGCCACCCCGATATACTCATTATTCCGCTCGATATAGCCGCCCCGCGGAATCGTCTGCACCAGGATCTCCCGAAAATGCTCCACCTCCGGCACCGGCTCAGGTTCCGGTCCCGTCGCACAACCAGCCAACACCGCCGCGACTACAGCGGCGCCGGCTCGTGCACCAAAGCGTGATAATGCTTCCATGTTGTCTTGATGTCCCCGTGACGCAGCAAACGACTTGCCACCTCGATCCCGTCCCGCATCGCAATCTCCGCCCCGAACTGCTTGCGCAGCTCATACGCCCCCTTCGTCCGCTCCGGAATGAACGGCCGCACAAACCCATTGATCGTCCGGTGCGTCAGCACATGCGCATCCGTAGGATTCTCCCGCGGTATGACAAACTCCCCATCCCGCCCGAGCGCCCGCCGCAGCTGAGCCAACAACCGCAACCGCGCCGGCACCTCCCCGCTCCGGCCCTTCGGCTTCCACCACGAACCATCCGGCAACCGCGTCCGCACCATGCGCAGCAACGGCGACCGCTTCCCCTTCACCACCCAATCCCGACGCAGCGCCGCCACCTCGATATTCCGCAGCCCGCACCAACGCATTAGAGCATACACCGCCCACACCCGCCGCTCCTCGAGATCCGCCGAAGTCCGCAGCTTTTCCGCCGCCGCATCCATCTCCTTCAGCACCGCCGCCGGAATCAACGTGAACCCCTCGAACTCCTCCTCATCATCCTTCGTCTCCACCCGCACCTTCCGCAACTCCGACACATCCGGCATCACCAACTTCGCATCCCGATACCAGTCCATTGCAAGAGGCTGAAACATCGCCAGAATCTGCCGCGCCGTAGACTTCCGCCCCTCCGGCGACCCCGGCCAAGCACGCAGATACTTCCGCAGCTCCGCCGCCGTGCACCGCGTCAACGCCACCCCATCCGGATCAGCCTCCGAAAACGACCGCACCCACTTCCGCAACGTCGACACATTATTCCGCTTCGTCGCCGCCTCCGACATCTGCAACCACACTTTACAAACATCCCCCACCGTTGCATAGCCAGGTCGCGCCATCGTCTCCCGCGCATCGCTGCCCTCGAGAAACTGCTGAGCAATAATCTTAGCCTTGCGCAACGCCAATTTCTTGTCAGAATGCCCCGTTGTTCGCCGCCACCGTTTTCCATGCACCATCACCCGAAAAAACCAATGCGTCTCGCCGGGTCTACGTTCCACGGTTATCTCGCCATGCTTCCGCTGGCGACTGGCCACTTTGCTGTCCACTTTCATACGCGCATACTTGCCCAAGCACGCGCATCTTGCAAGAAAATAATTTCCTTGAAATCAGAAAACTTAACAGAAGCCATTGGCCATCTGTTAAGAACTTACAAGAGAAAAAGCAGCCATAGCTCAATTGGATAGAGCATCTGACTACGGAGCGGGGATTTTACTCTGTCGGATTGGCCATCTTGCCAGTTACCTTACCACTTGGCGCCGACGCGGCGCCCCTCAGAACCGCCGTTGCAGGTAGTCCGCGGCCCTTTGTTCGGGCGGGGCGACCGGGATTTGGTTGACCAGCTCGAGCGCCTGGTCGAGCAGGCGGATCTCGTCCTTGTTGCCCATGAGCACGGATTGCGTGCGGATCGTGGCCGCCCGTCGCAGGTTCCGCTCGAGCGCAAAATTCCCCGCCAGCGCCGCCGCCTTGCCGAGCGCCTGGATGTCTTCGACTTGCCGCAGATTCCGCCGCAGCCCTTGCAGATAGCCCAGCTGCATTTGCAACCGCACCAAGTCCTCCGACCCCAGCTTGTCCGGCGGATACTCCGGATTCCCGTCGCGGTCGAATTGCCCCAGCATGCCATACCCCTTCGCATTCAGCCGCGTATTGAGCAGCAGCAGCTTGCCCTCCACCTCATCGGCATTGCGCATCGCCTGGCTGCCGAACCCGATCGGATCGCGCACAAACAACCGCCCCACGAACGGCACATCCGCCGCCTCCTGCATCGGCCGTCCGCCGTCCATCGCCTCGAGCATGCGGATCGTTTCATCGGCTTGCCGCGAGATCGCCTGTTGCGTCACATACTGCAACTTCGCCGGCGAGTAGTTAAACATCTGCCCGATCTTCCGGTAAAACTCCGGCGTCGTGCTGTAGTATTGCTCGCTGGCCGGGAGATTCACCATCCACGGCGACACGATATTGCGTTGCCGGTAGTTCGACCAATTCATCCCCGCCTCCATGAGCGTCGCCAGTTGCGGCCCGAAGAATTGAATCGGCGAGCCCGGGTCCCCGATCCGCTTCAGCAACATCATCGCCGTCTTATCCGCGTCCTCCATCGGCCGCCCCAGCAGATCATCCATCACCGCGTTGTAGACCACCGACGCCATCACGCCCTCCGGCCCGTAGGGAAACGGAATGCTGAAGCCATTGATGTCCATGAAATTCATCCGGTCCTCCACCGGCCGTTGCCGCTCCTTGTCCCGGTCCTCCCGTCGCATCATGAGATACGACGCCACCGCGGCGCCGCCGAAGATCATCGGCATCATGACCAGCAGCCGCGTCCACGCCGTCCCCCGCACGCCCGGGTCCGGATCGCTCAGCTTCTGCATCGCATTGCGCACGCCCTGGAACATCGGATTGAGGAACCCCGGGATATTCATGACGATCCGCGCATCGGCCACGCCAGGGTGCTCGTTGAATTGCCCGGCCGCCGTCCAATACTTCATCAGCGCCTCCTCATCCGTCCCGCCGCGGCGCAGCACCGACACCGCCGCGCCCTCGCGTCCCGCCGTCTCGAAGAATTGCGCCAACGTCCGCCCGCCCGTCGCCAGGTTGAACACATCCCCCAGCTTCCACAACGGGAACAACCAGTTGCTCGGTTGCAACACCGTTGCCAGGATCTTCACCACCGGGTCCTTCGCCTGGCTCACATAGAAACCTTCCGAGAACCACTGCCACACCGCCCCATGCCGGATTGCGTTCACCAGCTCCGTCTCGCTCGGCTCCACCCGGCTGAGCAACAGCCCCTCCGAGAACACCTGCGGATACTTCTGCGTGAATTTATTGATCGTCCCCAGGATATGCGTCCCCCCGGGAATCCATGCGATCGGGTCCGGATTCAGAATCGTTTGCGTGAAGATGTCGCGGAAAAGATTTCGTATGGCAAACACCGGCCCCTGCGTGATCTGCCGCTTCCAGTTTTGTGTCATAGGCCCGAGCGCCCAGCCGAGGAACCGCCCCGCCTTGCTCGCCACCTGCGGATTGGCAAACATCCCGAAGATCGCCGGATCGCCCAGCTGGTAATACTCCCGCTGCCCGTCGCGTAGCAGCGACACCACATTCACATCCTCCGGCTTCACCGGCCGCCAGATGTCCTTGAAATTCCACGACAGATTGATGTCATCCGGCGTCAGGTCCGGGCGGAAGCCGAGCACCGGCTCCATCATATCCGCCACCGCCGAGAGCACCCACGGCTTCACCTCATCCGCGCTCACCGAGGCCACCGCCTCCATCGGCATCTTCAGCTGCACGATCGCCGAGCCCGCGATACTCCGCGCCTCGATCGGCAGCGACTTGTCCGTCGCCACCCGCTTCATCGAATCCACCAGCGTCAGCCCGAACCGATTCCAGTAATACGCCTCGAACGCCGTCCGCACCCGCTCCTCCGTCACCTCGTCGATTTGCCGGATCGCCTCGCCCGAGCCTCGCGCCCGGTAGAGCCCCGTCTGCATGTCGCCGCCGCCCTTGCCGGCGCGGCCGCGTCCCTCCTGCATCACCCGCGGCAAAGGCCAGTAAGTATCCCGCGCCCCCGCGATCCGGTCCCGCTCGCCCGGTTTGAGTAGCCGCCCGAAATCCTTCAAGTCCAGCACCGCATCATGGAAAGCCGACTGCTCGGCAAAGAGCGCATCGAACCCCGCAATCTCCCGCCGCGCCGTTGCCACGATCGCCTCGAGATCCGTCGGCGTCACGCCCTCCCGCATCCCCGGGTATTCCAGCTGATTCTTCTTCCACCGCTCGAGCGACTCCAGCGCCCAGGCCGCCTCGTCAAATTGCCCCAGCTGCTTCGCCGGCACCTTCCGCCGCAGATCCCGCCACGTGTCCTTCGTGAAATAGGTGAACTTCCCATCCGGCCCCACCGCCCGCAGCCCCTTGCTCCCACTCTGCCCGCTGATCGCCAGCTGCGTCTCCGCCCCGATCGAGAGGATCATGTTGTAGGCCGACAACAGCGGCGTGAGATTCTTCTTCTCCACCGCCCGCATCTTGGCGATCGCTTGGTCGCGGGTCATCCCCACCTCCTTGCGTTCCTTGAGGATCGCCCGCCGGATCGTCCGGTCCAGCTTCGACACCGGCGCCCCGCTCGAGAGCCCCGCCACCGCATTCTCCCCCATCCGGATCAGTCCGCCGATCGTCTCGCCCGCATTCGGTTTGAGATTCGCCTGAGCGTTGAACATCGCCCACCGCTCCGCCACCGGCTTCTGCTGGAACGCATGCACCGCCCGGGCGCCATCCCGCAGCGCCTTCGCCATGCCAGGATAAAATTGCTCTGCCACCGCCGACAGCGCCGGCGTCACCTTGAGATTCTGCACCGAGGCCGGGTCCGTCATGAGCAGCCGCGTCCATTCCGCCACGCCCTCGCCGATCCGGTATTGCTTCTTCTGCTCCGGCGACGCGCCATCCGGCGGGTCCGACGCCATGCTCCCCGGTCGTTGCGTCAGCCCGAGCAACTCCGTCTCGTAAGCGTTGAAGAAATCCGGCACCCGCGCCCGCACCAAGTATTCCAACCCGTGCCCCGCCTCATGGAAATTGATCTGGCTCTGCGTGTCCCGCGTGAACGCCATGTGGTGCGCCGGCTTGTAATGCGCCGGATGCACCTTTGACGTCTGCGACCGCGACTTCCGCATCTCCACCCGCACCGCCCGGTTCACGTGATCCACGATCGTCCGGAAACCCCACCGCTGACCGCGCTTGAAATTCTGGATGCCCTTGATAAGACGCCGTCCCTCGCTCGTCTCGCCCGGTTGCAACACCCAATCCGGCGGCCCCACCGCCGCCATCCCCACCGGCACCGCCCCCGGCGGCACCTTCGCCCCGCCGCCGGAGCGCACCTGGGCGGGCGGAGTTGCCGGGTCGGTTGATACGTCCGGACGAAACACGTAACGATCACCCTCGAGCACGTAGCCATCGGGCAATCCCATCTGCATGCTGCCATCTTCCTTGCGATACAGCGCCCGATTCTTGTCAGCGTAACCGTATTGTTCCACGGCCGCCGCGGACACCGGGCGGTTTTCGCTGAGCGCCTTCATCACATACATTTTGTGCGCCGCACCGGCCAGCTGGCGGTTCCTGCCCGCTGTGTTGCCACTGGCTTGCAGTTCCGCTGCTCGAATGTAGTCCGCCGGCGACGTCAGCTCTGGCGGCGTGTCTTCCCCAAACAAATCCCCCTGCCCCGCCGCCGCCGCAGCCGCGTCGGCCTCCGCCTGGGCGGCCGCCGCTTGCTCGGCTGGCGTCAGGCTGGTCCGGTCCGTCTGCCCTTGCAGCGTGAACTCCACATCGCTTTCGCCCAGGAGATCCATTTGCCGCGGCGCCCCCGGCGCCGGCCGCCGTCCTCTCAGCTCCGCCGGCAGCTCGTCGATCGCGCCCACCCGGCCGTCACCGTAGGCATACATCGGTTTGCCCGAGCGCAACCGTTGCTCGAGCAGCTCGAAGAGATCCGCTTCCGTCTCAACCTTGAAGCCCTCGGCTTGCAAGGCCAGCACCACGCGGTCCACGTCCTGCGCATCCTTGCGGAACAAATCCCTGGCTTGCTTCACGCCCAAGTCCCGCGAGCCCCGCGCCATCTCTTGCAACCGCTTCAGCTCGCCCGCCCACACCGCCTTGTTCTTGCCCTTGGCCGCCGTAGGCAGACCGCCCGCCATGCGGATCGCCTCGAGCAAATCCACGCCGCCTTGGCGCATACTCTCCGCTGCCTCGCGTTCCTGCCCCTGCACATACTTGCCCCACTCGTCGAACGTCGCCTGGTCAAACACCGCCAGCCCCGTCTCCTCGTCCCGCACGTAATACGGCACCCGCATCTCGTAGAGATCCAGCGCCGCCGCGGACACCGGCTCATTGTTATTGATCGCCTCGCGGACGATCCGGAAATGCTCGTTGAATAACTCCGTCGTCGCCTCCGGGTTGAAATCCATGTCGATCCCCCGCTCCGTTCCGACCGTCGCGGCAAACGCATCCGGCGTCATCATGGCCGGCGTCATCGGCGGAGGCGGCACGATCGTCTCGCCCGTCGGCAACACATTCACCGGCGCTTGGCGAGGAACCGCGGGCGCTGCCGTCTCCGGTGCCGGTGCAGGCGCCGCCCGCCGCTGTTGCGCCAAAGCCTGGGCCGCCCGCAGCGCACCCTCCGGCAAACGCTCCGGCACCGTGAAAGGCACCCGTGCCGTCGCCCGCCCGGCCGCGGGCATCATCCCCGCCACCGACGTCACCGGCACCTCCACCTCGATCGGTCCCGTCCGCACGCCACCGGCCGCATCCATGCGGGCAATCTCCGCCCGCACCGCGGGCCCCGCCGCCTTGGCCAGCTCGGTCTCCGCGGCCGAAAGTTTCATCCCCGACTTCATCTTCATCGCCACGGCCGCCAGATCCTTCTGCGTCGCCATCCGGTTATTGATGAAGAACCCGCCGCCCAGCGCACCCATGCCCGCCGCCGCGGCAAACCCGCCCGGCGTGATCTCCTCCCCGCGGACAGCCGCGTTGATCGGATACGCCACCACGCCCGTCCCCGCACCGGCGCCGGCCGCCGCCGCGCCCTGACGCACCGCACCCGCCACGCCCGCCGGTCCGCGGGCCGTATTCATCAACCCCGTCACCGCCCGGGCGCCTGACACCGGCAACGTCAAAGCGGCAATCGTCAACTGCCCCGCCGAGTTATACATCGGCTCCAGCTCGGACGCTTTCAGCGCATTGTCGAAACTCTCGAAATGGTTAGCCAACTGCTTTGCCAGCGCGTCGTAACCCACGCCCAATGCAATACCGCCACCGATACCTCCGACCACACCGCCAGCCACACCGCCCACTGCCGCACCCACCGGCCCGCCCAGCGCCGTGCCCGCCGCCGCACCGACCTTGGCGCCACCCAAGGCACCGGCCACCGCACCGCCCAGCATCGCCGTCCCGGTCCTGGCCCCTTGCAGAAACGCCAGCAATCTCGGATCTTGTTTTGCCCGCTCCTCCAGCTTCCGCCGGTCCTCGACCACCTTGAACACCGCCGCCTGGTTCTCCTTGATCTTGCGGTAATTCGCTTCCGGCAGCAGCCCGCTTTCAAACGCCCGTTCCACCCCCTCCGTGAACCGCTCCGGCGACGACTGATCGAAGACAATCTGCCCGCCATCCGGCACCAGCCGAGGCGCCCGCCGCAACGGATCAGTCGCCGTCGGTCCCGTGGTCGGGTCCACGATCAGCCGTCCGGTATATTTGAAAGGCGCATCCCCCTCCTTGAAAGTCACATCCGTCCCATCCCCCGCCTCCGGCGTCGTCACCGGCGGCGCCGGCTTCTTCTCCTCCTCCATCACCGCCTTGGCCAACGCCGCCTCTTGTCCCCCGAACGCCAGCTTGATCGGCGGCTTCGCCTCCGGCTCCGGTAGGGCGGGGCCTCCAGACCCGCCGCCTGCCCGCAAAAACGCCATCGCCTCCTCATCCGAGGCAAACGCCGGAGCTGGTGTTGGCGTCGGCGTCGGCTCCGGTAGGGCGGGGCCTCCGGACCCGCCGCCCGCCTGCAAGAACGCCATCGCCTCCTCGTCCGAAGCAAACGCCGGTGCCGGTCCTGTTACCGGCGGCAGCGGTTCATCCACCGACGCGCCCTCCTCGAACGGCATGAGCGGCGGCTCGCCATTGGCCTCGAGCACCTCCTGCACATTCGGCTCGATGGCGCCCGGCAAAGGCGTTTGCACCGCATCGAGCACGGTCGGCGTTTCTGGAGCGACGTCCAGTTGCGGATCGTCGATCGGTCCGGACAAAAGGAAAGCCATCGCTTCCTCGTCCGTGCGGAATCTTTGGGCCGGAGCTGCCATCGCCTGATTATGGCTGGCCGCGCAACAGTCTTACCGCATCTTGGTCACTGATCCGCCCCGACTGCCAAGCAGCCCGAATCGCCTCCGGCGTCGAAAGATCCACCGGCGCCGGAGCATTCGTCTGCCCCTGTAGCGGCGCCGTCCCCGGCGTCGGGCTCGGCATCGGCGTCGCCTCCGGTGTCGGCGCCGGAGTCGGTGCCGGCGTGGACGACGGCACCCCGCCAAAGATCCGCGCCAGCAAACCAGGCTGCGCTTCCGCGGGCGCCGCGGCCTCCGGGCCCATGATCGTCATGAGATCCTCAAGGCGCGAGGATTTTGGGTCCACCTTGATCGGCTTGCCCTGGGCATTGGTCACGACGTTGGCCAGCGTCCCCTCGATCGCCAGGAGGTTGCCATCCGCATCCGGCTTATACGTCACCTTCGGCGCCGCATCCTTCATCAGCGTCGCCGAGTTCGGCGAAGACATGAAAGCCGGCACCGAGTTTGTTGAACCCGGCAGCGGCACATTGACGATCGACGGCTGGAAGCCGCCCGACTCCTTGCGCCATTCGTCATGGAGCTTGCGTGCCACTGCATCGGGGATGAACCCCGTGTGGCCCTTCTTCACCAGCCAGCTATCGAAGTCCATGGCGTCAGTTTCCGTAGCCCACCCAGCCTTGGCCGGGGATGTAACCCTTCTGCTGCTTGCCGCCTCCGGCGCCGCCGGAGCCTGGATTGCCGCCGCGGTTCATCTGCATGTCCACGATCTGCTGGCTCATGAGGGAGCGGCCGGCGTTGGAGATGCCGACGATGTTGTCGCCGATCATGGCTTGTTCGCGTTTGGGGCGTTTGAGGTAGCCTTCGAGCCATTCGCCGTCGAAGCCGAGTTGCTCGCCGTGGCGTTTCATGAAGTCGGCGTAGGCTTCGCCTTTGGCGTCGAGGGCTTTGTTCTCGGCGTATTGGTTGGCGAAGCTCGCCAGGGCGCCGCCGATGTCGTCGCCGAAATTCTCCATCGAACGCATGGTCAGCATCGCCGCGTTGTTGGCGCCTTCGCCGAGGATCTCCCCGCTGCGGTCCTGCACTCCTCCTGCATTGTAAGCAAACATAGTTTTGTTCTCCTGTTCTGGTTGGTTAAATGATCTTGAACCACTTCGCGGCTGGTCCCATGAGGGCGCCGAGGGCGAGTTCCTTGCCGTCATACTTGCCGCTGGCCACGGTGCCGATGGGGTCCATCATCAAGGCACCGCCGGCGCCGCCCATCTGGTCGCCGGTGTTGATGAGCCAGCGGGTCGTCGGCTCCATCACCGGATGCGCGGCGGTCACGGCGGGACCGGCGAGTCCGCCGAGTCCATAGTAGCCCATCACGCCACCCAGCACCGCCCCGCCGACTTCAGCGCGGGAGTCCCGGTATTTGGTGCCGAAGCCGTCGCGCTTGTTGCTCATGTTCGGGTCGTTTTGGTAATTCATGTGGCCCGCCGCCGCACCGGCCATGGCGCCGCCCGCCACTCCGCCCCAGCCGCCGCCGCCGCCCATCTTGCTGCCGCCACCGTCCTTGCCGCCGCCCATGAACTGCTTGGCGATTCCGCCCATGCCGCCCATGTCCATGCCGCCGCCTTGGTCTTGGCTGGCTGCCTGCTGGCGACTAGACGCCACGACGCCCCACGGCGACACGCCGCTTTGGTAGGCGCCATAAAGCTGCCGCGACTGCTCCGGCGAGAACTTCGTCCCGACCGAGAAGCCGTTGTCTTGGAGATAGGTGTCAAAGCTCATGGCGTTACCCCTTAAATCCCGCGCCGACCGTGTAGCCCTCGGCAAACATGGCGTCCTGCTGCGAAGCCAACGCCGCCGCCAGTGTCTGCCCGATCACCTGCGGCTTGATGGCGAGGCGCTTCTTACCCTTGTAGTTCACTTCCTCGACCGCCTCCGGCAGCACCTTCTGCACGTCTTGGGCCATGAATCCCGTCCGCTTCGGCGCGTCCTTGCCCTCGCCCTTGTAGCGATACTCGTAGGTCTTGAGGCCCAGCACGCCATCCTTGCCGGTCTGCTTGATGTCCTTCTTCATCCGCTTGTCGGAGAACGCCTGCATGGCGCCGCCGCCGAGGCCACCCATCATATTCATGAAGCCAGCCTGCGTTGCCGCCCGTCCGGTCATGTTCGCCGCTTGGATCGCCGCGTTGTTGTTCTGCCAGCTATTATACATCCCCGCTTGCAGGTTGCGGTTGAATGACTCCACGTTGCCGACGCTGCTCAAGGCGTTGTTGAATGCATTGCCGACCGTGTTGGTCGATGAATCCAAGGTGCTTTTTCCAAGGCCAAACGCCGCTGTCATACCCTGACGATACGGGTCTGCCTCAGCATATCCGCCCGACAGTCCGAGCAAACGCTGCCGCCGCGCCAGGTCAAGCTGGTTGGCGCCAAGAGCGAACTGCCGACGCTGGTCGAGACGCTGCTGCGCCATCGAGTCGCGGTTCAGTATCTCGGCCGCCGCCGATCCGGCGCTGGCGCCCATGCCGCGGGCGGCGAAGGCACTGCGGGCCGACTGCTGCGCCGCACGCTCCTGCTCCGGCGTGAGCGAGCGCCCCATAGCCAACTCATCCGTCGCCTGACGTTGTAGCTCTGCCTCGATGGCGCTCGGCTGCCGCGCCGCATCCATCTCGCTGCGCAGCGTGTCTTGGTATTGCGACAGATAAGGCGTCTGCATCTTGCCCGCCATCTGGTCGGCGGTCGCAAACTGCAATTCCGTCATGCGCGGATAGAGCTTCTGCAGTTCCTCCGACTGGTCTTGCAGCGACAGCTTGCCGTAGCGCCGCGCTGACGAATACATCTTGTCGTAATCTATCGGTGTAGGTGCCGCCGGTTGTGGCACATTGTAAGTCGTGCCGCCGCCACCGCCAAAAAGTCCTCCTCCGCCCATATTATTGTCCTCCTACTTTCTTTATTAGTTGTTCCCAAGAATATACCCGAGGCTCCAAGCTGCCCCTGCGGCACCACGCCGCGTATTGCTGCGGCCGAGTCGCCACGCGCATAAACTCCCCAACAGGGTTTGCGTGGCCAGCACTAGCAGCCAAGCGCACGAACCAGCAGTTGGGTTCACCCGGTTCAAAGCGTTCCTCCTCCGCATTCCACCGCGTCTCGGCTGCCAGCAGAAAGACCTGCGGCGTGGCATGCACCAAGCCCGCCGACAAATGCTCCCCGACCGCTTCCCAGAAGTCTTGCGTCGAGTGCTCGTCCCACCATGCTTTTGCCTTTTGCCATGGGAGCATGCTTAGAACTTGATGCAATACAGCATGGCGATGTTCTTCGGGCGAGTTTCGTCGCCGCCGGTTGCCGATGTCGTTAGGGTTTGCGGATTTACGGGGAAGGTGCCTGAGGCAAAATTGCCCGTTGCTGCGCTACCCCTAGCCGTCACCGTGTGCGTGTGACTCTTGAACTCGTCAGCCTGCTTCGCACCAAACGTCCCAGCCGCAGTGCCGTCGCTGTTTGTTCCACTGCCGCGCACGAAGTAGCCGCGCAGATCAGGCAGGGCAAAAGTCGTGCTGCCATCGCCCGCGCCGTAGGTCGTGCCGATGGCGCTGAAGAGCGCGGCATAGGTGCTGCGGCTCACGTTGCTGCCGTCTGCTGGCAGCCAGCCAGCGGGGGCGCTGTTCATGGCGAAGGCTTGCACGGCGCCTGCCGGCAAGAGCGCTTGCTGCACGGCGGTAACGAGCTTGGCCAAGGTTACGCCGCCATCCTTGACGCGGAACTTCCCACCGCTGACTTCCAGCGTAGCGTCGTCGGTGTCGGCGGCCGTGCTGAACGTAATCGCGGCAGTCGGCGACTGGGCGCTGTTGAGTTTGGCCGGCGTGATGGTCTCGCCGGACGTAAATCCTGTCGGATCGTTGTAGCCTTTAGTGATTGCGATAGTTGCCATAAGTTATGCTGCGGGGCGGGTTTCGGTCGGGACTTGGGATTGCAAAGCCGCCTCGATGCTCACGTTGCGGATCTCGGGGCGTTCGGCGGTGGTTTCGAAAATGAGTTCGGCTGCGTGGGCCTTGCGGCGGATCGGCTGCTTGAGCGTGTAGTCTTCGTCGAGGCCACTGTCGTTGGTTTGCCCCGGCACCAAGGTGATCTCAGCGTCCGGGTTGATGAGGTTGGCCTTGACCGTGATACTGCCGTTGTCTGGCAAGACAACATCGGCGAGGCTGCGGACGAATCGCTTGCTGCTCATCGTGCCCATGCTGTAGCGGCGGGTCTTGATCGTGCCTGTCACTTGGGACTGCAGGCTGCCGGTCGGCTCGTCGTCCTTGCCGTTGTCGTTCTCTTCAAGCAGATAGAGCTTGCCGGTGCGGCGGACGTTGAAGATCCGGCGGACGTTGGAGTAGGCGCCGACCACCAGGGCGTCCACGCCGATGCCGTAGATGTCGCGGCTTTCCCACTGGTTGTTGAGAGCGTTCCACGTCACGATCAGATCGTTGCTGTCGTCGGGCGAGTCGAGGGTCGGGACGGCCAAGATGTAGCGGTTGCTATGCCAGATACCGAAGGCGCGCTGCACCTTGCTCTCGTCGATGCGCTCGAAGAGGTCGGCCACCGGATCACTCAGCGGGCGGGTGTCGCCGCGTAGCTTGAGGTCGAGCTGGGTGTCGAGGCGGTAGACTCCGGCGTCCGACAAGAAGAAGACGAAGCGGCCGGCCGTGACGATGCTGTTGCGGGCCGAGCATCCGATCTCGTCGGTGATTAGCTCCAGCTTTGCCACGGCGGTGTCGATGGCGAAGTCACTGCCGTCCGTGCTGGGGAACTGGGCCAGCGTGGCCAGCCAGATGCTTTTGCGGCAGAAGACAAGGGCGCTGCCTTCGACCCAGGGATGCACCGCCACGATGAAGTCATTGCCGCCGGCGCCGGCGCGGAAGCTCTGCCAGAAAGGATCGTAGAGGTCGGCGTCGAGGTAGTCGCTGATGGCAACCTGGTCGCGGCCGTCAGGGATGATGAGACGGTTTTGGATGTAGCTGGCCCAGCCGACCGAGCGCATCTTTTTGTAGGTCGGTCCTTCGGCGGGCACACCGCCCGGGGCGCGGACGAAGCTGCCGGTGCCGGTCCAGTAGAGCGGGGGTTTGACGCGGCGGACTTTGAGGTTGGCAGAGGCATCGTTGGCCGTTCCGGTCGGGACGGTGATCTCAAAGCTGTTGGTGCTTAGGTTCGTGCTTTCGATGTCGAACTCATGGCCATCGAAGGCTGCGACCGAGGAGCCTTCGATGCGGACGCGATGGCCGGCGCTCAGGCCGTGCGCATCGACGTTCACCGTGGCCGTGGTGCCGCTGACCGTGATGCCCGAGGCGTTGGTCAGTTGCTGCTTGAAAGTTGTGGCCGGATCAATCGGTGCTTCGCGCAGGATGTAGAGGCGGTCGTAAGCCTGGACGACGGAGACCGTGTCGGTCGGCTCGATGATCTCGTCCGGGGATGTGGGGTAGGTGACCGTGGCCACCGTGTCGGTGGGGCTGGCATTGCGCCACAGGTAGGCGCTGCTGGGTCCGGCCATGACAACGTATTCGTTGGCGTTGTCGTAATTGCGGGAGGCGAAGACTCCGGCACCGAAGATGCCGCCCGAGTAGGTCGTTTTGACCAGCGGTCCCGCATTGGCCAAGAGCGTGCCGGTGGCGTTGGCCGCCGGGGTGCCGGTCATCGTGTATTCAAAAGTGCTGCCGCTGGCGTTGGCGATGGCGAAGTCGCCGTTGTAGAACGCGGCATCCGCTCCGGTGGCGCCACTGATGTTGACCGTCTGTCCGCTGCTGTAGCCGTGCGCGGCGGTCGTTGTCACGGTGGCCGTGGTGCTGGAGAAGGTGATCGAGGTGATCGCCTTGTCGTCTGCCAAGTCGAAGGAAAGCGTCAGCGGCTCATCGGCCGTGCTGATGGCGTCAGCGAGGCGCTTGGCCCCCTTGCGCGTCTGCGCCGTGCCGCGCTCCAAGCGCATGTTGATGCTGTCCTGCAGCATGCCGGCGGGGAGCGTTAGCGGGTTCATGCGGCTGGCAAAGCCGACAAAGCCCGCGTCCCCATCGCGCTGCACTGGTGATTCGAGGGCCATTAGTTGTAGAGCGCCGTCCGCAGTCGGCTTTTGAAGCGCGCCGCGTCGGCAGGGCTGATGTCGGTCTTGCGCCCCGGGGCGACCTCAGCATGGGTCAGCACGCGATGCACGGGGATGCTCCAGTGCCTCATGCGGGGGACGAGGTATTCGAGGGCACTGTCCATGGCGTCATCGCCGAGCGGGTCGCTGTATGTGTTGCCGGACCAGCTCACGCCGAGGCTCCAGCTATTGAGGTCCGGGCGCCCAAGCCATGAGCTTTTGCCAGCGTGCCAGCAGCGGTCGGTGTCTTCGCCGAAGACCGTGCGGCGGCCGTCGCGGGCGATGAGAACGTGGTAGGACACCTTACTGGCCGGATTGGCAATCCACTCCACGCCGCCGAGATAACTGCCGTCGCTGTGGTGCAGCACAATCGCTTCCGGCTTGATCCGGTTGACCTGCTTGTTCGGCGTGAACACGCGGCGCTGATCGTAGGTCTTGCTGGCGCCGGAGGGAGTGGAGACGGTTGTGGATACGGATGGCAAGCTCGGCGAGACAGGCCGAGGGCCAGTCGCGGATTTGATGCCAAACAGCTTCTTGATCCACTGCCACATTTACTTGATCGGGTCTTTGACTTCCTTGCCACCGGCATTCCACTGACGCAGTCCGGCCTGCACCGTGCCAGCCCAGTTCGGCTTGTATTGCGCGACCACCTTGACCACCAGCGTCCCCAGCTCGCCGCGCTTCACCTTGCCCATGTCGCTCGGCGGCACGGGGAAGCTAACGCAGCCAGCAAGGATGAGAGCGCTGGCGAGGGCGAAGGCGAGCTGCGGCCGGCAAGTCATGGAATCAGCGGGCAGCGCCGTCCTTGGCGACAATAAGTCCCCAGGCGGCCATAAGGCTTGCGGCGATGAGTCCGATGTCCGGCACTTGGCCGGTGGTGAGGTATTCCTTGCCGCCGGTTGCCAGGGCAACGATTGCGGTAAGAATGCCAATGGTGGTTGTTTTCCAGTTTTTCATACTCAGTGTTTCTCCTTTTGCTTTTTGCGAAGGTCGTGAAGGACCGAAATTAAAGTGACAACGCCCACGGCGAGGCCGACCAGCAGGCCGGCCACGCGGAGGTAGACTTCAAGGTGCGACACCAAGCTGACGGCCGCTGACCCGAGGCTGGCGAATGTGCCGAGCGCGCCGCGCTCAACCGTTGTCATGTGCTGTTGCATCATACTCATGGCAGCCCCTCCGGCTCCGGCGTCAGCGCGGCCAACTGCTCGTCGGTAAGCTGCTCAACCTCCTCAATCTCCCCACGATCAAACGCCCCAGCGAGGTCCGCCTGCCACAGACACCGAAACGCCAGCCGCCCATCGGTCAGCGGCATGCCGGTGATGGTGCCATCGGTCAGCGAAGCGGCCCGCATGCGCGTCTTGTCCGCATCATCCCAATGCCCGCCAAGGGTCAGCACGTTGCGGCCAGCATCGGGCAACTCTTGGCCATACTGCGCGAGAAGCTGCGGGAACATCGTGGCCACCTCTTTGGCGGGGACGGCGATGATGCGTTCGGTGGTTTCGAAGTTGATGCTCATGGGAGTCCGAGGCCCGTGCCGAGGGTGGCGCGGTAGAGGTTGTAGAGTGCTGCGTGCTGAGAAGCGGTGGCGGCAAGACCACTGGTGACGAAGAAAAAAGCAGCGCGAATTGTGGCATCGCTTGCACTAGATCCGTAAATTAGCAAGGGCGAATCACCTAAACTGTCGTCCCATCCTGTTGCCCCAATGTTGGTGATTGAAGGAGAGATGGTCGCCCCATTTACATAGCCATCTGCGGCCAAATTGCCTGTGATTGAGACGGCTTTGTGGATAAAGTTTGTGGATACGGTTGGCGTCCACGAATATATTTGAGAGTTTAGATTGTTTCTTATATCAAAGTTGCGAGTGGTTGTGCTGTCGGTGTTGACATACCGTTTAGGAAACGCTCCAAGCGCGTTAAGCCGTATTGCGGCGGCCGTATTCGACTTGTCGCTGACGATACCAAACGTCATGGGACTTGGTGGCGTATCAAAACCCGAGCGTGTGATCTGCTGCGTTGTGTCAGTAAACGCAATGCCATCCACACCCCAAGTCGGCCCATTGACCAACGTCCCATTGAAAGCCCCCAGCCCACCCAGCGAATACGCCGTGGTTCCGGTGCCTGCGTTTTGCGTCGAACGAAGCGGCCAGCAGACCATGGAGTTCCACAGCCCCAAGTCATTCACCCCAGCGGCAAAGTCGCGGATCTGCTTGCGCGGGGTGGCGTCCGTTATGTTGCAGAGGTTCAAGTAGCCTTGAACGTCATGTTCCCATTTGTTCGCGGAAAGAATCATGGCAGTGCCTCCACTTGCGCCCACGCGGCCAACAGGCCATCGCGGAGTTCATCGGGCAGGCTTTCGCTCGACACGGCGAAGGTGCGCGAGCCAGCCGGTGCGTTGACGGAGACAGCGGCGGACAGGCG